TATATCGAGGCTTAACGGTGATAAAATTGTTGGGAAACAATCGGTAAACGTAAACAGCATATTTGGGTTTTTACTACTGTTCTCGACAATAATAGTAACATCGGATACGATGCCCTCATCTGCTTTTTCCAAACGAGCAAACTGATCAGTCGTTTCTGATTTGCCTAATGATTCCATCCAATATAGGATTTCCTGATAATTTGCCATATTTTCATCAACCACAAAACTTAAATCAAGTTCAGCATATTCGAGTCGATCCGCGGTCTCATACAAATTCCTAATAGGTGATGGCCGTGCCACGGGTGACATTGTAACACCTGGGATAATTGCTCGTCGAGTAAAAAACTCAACATTTGGAAGGCGTGAAACTGCAACCTTAAAGGAGGTTGGATCAAGATAATTTGTTTGCATGGTATTTTCCTATTGACATTTATATAGAATCAGTTAGTATGAGTATTTATAATAAATAGCCAACATCAACAACCAAAAGTGGAAGGTGCATGGAGCCCGTATATTTGTGGGACGACCCGTGTGATGATTGCAGCCATTGGATTGGCAACTTATAATATAGGAGACAATAATGAGCGGCAAAGCTTTGAATTTATTTATGGATACGAGTGATTTGTGTATGGTAAGCGTAGCTACAATGCATAGAGAATTTTTTGTCCGAAAAGATTATGAATGGTGGTATAAGGTACAACCCGGTGATATATGCGTGGATGTAGGAGCATGCGTTGGTATGTTTACTGCCCATGCTCTCGACCGAGGTGCTAAAAAGGTTTATGCGATTGAACCTAACCCAAAATTTTTAAAAGCAATCGTAAATAATACATGGCAGTATGTAATAGACGAGCCTGAACAAAAAGTTGTACCTATCCCATACGCAATTGGTTCAGAAATGGGTCATACTGATAACGTATTTTATACCGATGAGTTTGAAGTAAAATCATTTGCATATTTCCTTGACAGATTCAATATTGATAAAATCGACTATCTTAAAATTGATTGCGAAGGCGGAGAATATGATGTCTTATCAAAGGAAAATCTCGACTTCTGCATTAATAATGTAAAACACATTGCGGTTGAGTGTCACCTTCGAGCATCAACTGATGGTCCTCAAAAATTCATTAAATTTAGAGAACAATTTCTTCGACCCCTTCTTGATACATTGCAATTTGATATGAATTTCATGGAAGATACAATGAAAACACGGATATGGAATGATGCTGATATTCATGCCATGCGGGGCGAGTTTATGATTTACCTAACAAAAAAGTAGTTGACAAGTTCTGAAAACTTTGTTAGTATGGTATAAGATAACTAAGGAATGATTCTATATGTCTGAACAATTTAAAATTTTAACTGCTCGCCAACACGTCCGTGAACGTATCGGAATGTATATGGGTTCAAGTGCAAAAGAACAGGTTGAGCGGTTTGTTCTCGGTGAGTGGAAAAATGCCACATACGTACCTGCATTGTCAAAAATGATTGATGAGATACTCGACAACTCACTTGATGAAGCAATTCGCACAAATTTCAAATTCGCAAACCGTATTAATGTATCTGTGACCGATGATAAAGTAATCGTTACGGACAACGGTCGTGGTATTCCACAAGAACTGGTGTACGATGAAACATCCGATACAAAAATTGCTCGAGCAACTGCGGCATGGACAAGAGTTAATGCTGGTACATCGTTTGATGATGAACGCGTAACAATCGGTACAAACGGTGTCGGTTCAGCGGCAACCAATTTCCTATCAAAGAAATTTGTCGGTAAGACTTGGTCAAATAACAATATGCTTACTGTTGAATGTAAGAACGGCGCCGAGACTATTAATGAAAAGAACGGTCAACGTGAAGGCAGTGGTACTGAGGTATCGTTTATACCTGACTTTGACTTGTTTGAAGTTAATAACCTTTCTGAACTTGATACAATTGTATTACTTGAAGATCGGTTGATCTCATTGCAAATGGCATTTCCTGAGATCTCGTTTTCGTTTAATAAGAAACGTATTAAGGTCAACAACCTCAAAAAATATGCCGATATGTTTGTAAAAGATGGCAGTGATGTTATCATTGAGAAATCATACAACTTATCCTTTTTCTTTGCGGGTTCAGTTGATGGGTTCCGTTCAAACTCATTTGTTAATGGTGTGAATACTCGTCAAGGTGGTACTTATGTTGATTGGATAATGCATAACGTAATTACTCAATTGGCTATTATGATTAAACGGAAACACCGTATTGAAGTCGGTAATATGACAATTAAAAATGGTTTGACCATGGTTATGTTTGCTCGAAACTTCACCAATCCAAAGTTTGATTCTCAAACAAAGGAACGGTTAACAAACCCAATGGGTAATGTCAAAGAACACTACACAGAAGCAAACGTAAAAGATGCTTTATTCTTTGCTCGTAAGATCATGGCAACACCGTCAATTATTGAACCAATTATCGAAGCACAGCTTGCAAAGAAACAGGCTGCTGATAAACGTGCCGCTACAATTGCTCAAAAGAATTTGAGAAAAGTCAAAGTTGCAAAGCACATCTCTGCTAACAAACCAAACTCAACACTGAAAATTGTTGAAGGTGACTCGGCAATGGGTTTCTTACTCAAAGTACGTGATCCTGATACGGTTGGTGCATATCCATTGCGTGGTGTTATTATGAACACGTGGGATATGAAACCCGCGGATGTGCTAAAGAACAAAGAATTGTCAGAATTGGTTGCGGTTCTAAACCTCGACATTAACAATCCAAATTCTGTTGATAATATGTCATATGAATCAATTGCAACATTAACCGATGCTGACCACGATGGTATTGGCCACATCAGTCCGTTGCTGATTGCATTCTTTTACAAATTTTGGCCGCGGTTGTTATCTGAGAAACGTGTTAAAATCACACGTACTCCAATTATGATTTCAACTAAAGGCAAAGACATTAAATGGTTCTACACATATGAAGATGCTTCAAAGTTCAAACAAGAACAAACAAATTGGAAGCACCGTTATATCAAAGGCCTAGGCAGCTTGACCGAAGATGAATATGATACCATTATTAATAAACCGGTTTATGATACGGTTACGGTTGATGATGCATCAGTATTCCAAATGATGTTCGGTAAAGACTCAACCTTGCGTAAGGAGTATATGTTCGCATGATTTTATGGTATGACATATTGTTAGCTATTTTGTTTGCATGGATAATGCTCAACCTATTCTTTGCACCATTCATTGGACCCATCATGGCATACTTTGCTCATGAATGTTGGATGGTGTACTGTAATTATCGGTTGACAAACCAGGTTTAATGTTGTAGAATGGATAGAATCATAAAGGAATTACTATGAGCGTTTTAGATTTTGTTGAAGATCAACACCAATACCCAATTAGCGCCGTTGCTAAAAACGAATGGTTATCATTTGCAATGTATACGGTTGAGTCGAGAGCAATCCCAAATATGATTGATGGGTTGAAACCAGTACAACGGTTTTATTTGTACTCCTCATTGCTAAACTCTAAATCAGATTTCAAAAAGGTATCTGCTGTTGCTGGTATCATTTCTGATTACGGCTACAACCATGGTGAAACATCAGCGGCAGGTGCCGGTCAATTGATGGCAGCAACATGGAATAACAATATTTGTTTAGTTGAAGGCCGTGGGTCATTTGGTACTCGACTTGTTCAAGAACCTGGTGCGGCACGTTATGTATATACTCGCGTCCATGAAAATTTCAAAACGTATATCAAAGATTTGGAATTGTCACCTGAACATAATGATCCTGAGCATGAGCCGCCAGCATTCTACCTGCCAGTTATTCCTTTGGTATTGGCAAATGGAACTAAAGGAATTGCAACTGGTTTCGCAACAAACATTCTTCCGCGGTCAAAAAACGATCTCTCTCGTGCTTGCGATGAATACTTGTCGAGTGGTAACATATCGAGAAGACTTCCAGTGTCCTTTCCTGATTTCAATGGTACAGTTACATATGATTCTATCGAAGATAAATATTCTGTTAATGGTGTTTTCAATAAACCAACCAAAACAACAATGACAATCACTGAAGTACCATATGGTTTTGACCGTGAAGGTTACGTTAAGGTTCTCGATAAACTTGAGGAAGATGGTGACATTGTATCATATGAAGATTTATGTGATAAAACTGGTTTTCGTTTTGATGTTAAATTAAAACAAAAAGGTAGTTCAGATTGGGATAACGATAAAATATATCGTAAGTTCAAATTATCAAAGCCACTCACCGAAAATATTACTGTTATTGATTTTAATGGTAAACTCCGTGAGTACAAAAATGAACTTGATCTCATTAAGGATTTTTGTAATTACCGTTTGGGTATTCTCAATGCTCGTATTGAATTGCGTAAACAAGAAGCAATTGAATTAGCACGTTGGTTACGTGTTAAAATGGAATTCATCCAAGCAGTACTTGATGATAAAATTGTGTTCAAGAACCGCAAGAAAAAGGATGTCGCCGAGCAAATCCTTAATGTCACCTCAGCATTACCAGAAGATGCTGATAAGTTACTCGCAATTAACATTATGAGCCTAACTGATGAAATGGTACAAAAGCTTGCCAAGGAAATCAAAGAAGCTGAAACCGATTTGCGGTATTGGAACAATACAACTGCAAAGAAACAATTTGAGCTTGATCTTAAAGAGGTGGCATAATGTTTTATGTCTCATATGATAAACCAGCAAAAATACCTGATGCCATGATGGACCGTGCTGTTGCGTTTGCATCAGAGTTCCTTGAAATCGAAGGTGAAATGGAAGTGTTATTTGATGGTGAGTTCGATAATGATTGTTTTGGTTATGTTGAATACGACCCTGAGGATCTTGAGCTGTGTGTTTATGTTGATGGAAAAAACCAGCAAGACCAGATCCTCACTACTTTCTTCCATGAAATGGTACACGTTAAACAATACCTAA